TGGTGGAAAGAACTCCACCGCGAAACGTAATTGAAATGGTGCTTAACTCGCCCAATGTTGCATCGATGACTGGAAGTTCTTCTAAATACGTACCCACTAGTTCAAATCGAGGGGCTGTCGCACTAGCGGTAGTCAAAGCAGCGTCAGTTGTTGCAACCTTGACAGTGGTAACTGTGCCGACAAGAGCTGCAAGTGTTGCGTAAGTTTCGGTGGCTGCATAGGACATATACAAATCCAGCACTATTTCCTGATCAAAAAGACCTGCCACGTACGACCTTGATGTGCTGCCAAAGGCAGTGCTTTCAAGAGCCTCGGCGCGATTTCGAACGGTTGCGCTTGTGCACATGTCCGTCAAATTGACACTGTTAATCAATACGCCGGGGTTTGAAAGGTATGTTGCTGAAGCCATGGTTTAATCCTCTGTAGATGTTTCTTCTGTTTTAGCAGATTTGGATGGGGTTTTGTCGGATTTGATAAAGCCACCTTCAATAAGGGCTTCAATGTTGGTGCCCTCGGAAGGCTCAAATTTGTCGCCTGGTGTGCCAATTCTTGAACTAATTATTGTGTACATTTTCTGCCTTACGCTGTCTGTGCCTGTACGGATACTACTAGGTCGTAGCAGGGATATTCTGCACCACCGATGAGATATGCAGTCGGCTGGCCATTCATTACGATTACTTTGCTGGAAATAACTTTGGCTGTGATGTCTAACAGCTGTCGTAGCACCGGCAGGTTGGCTGGGCCTGATCCGAGCACCTTAATTGGGAACGTCACATTGAGGATGTTGCCGTTGCCTGCAAAGGCAGTGAAAGATGGCGCGTCAATAAATACGCAGTTAGGCACAATCTTTGTGGGGTCTGTTACGACCCTTAGCCCAGAGACTGTGGCAATCTTGGCTGCCACATCATCTATGGCTTCATTGAGTAGGTCTGTGTAGGGCACTACGCCACCTGTGGGCGATGGATGCCCAGTAACTGCTTAATGATTGGAGTCATCGCAGAGACGCTTGCAGTGCCCATTCCGTCAAAGGTAGCAAAGGTATCTTGAACGCTGCCTCGAGCTCTCCAAAGTGCAGCTGCATACATCAGGGTGCCCAGCGTGACATCGTGCCCAGGTGAAGTTGTAAGGCTGTCAAAATAGCCAGACTCTTGCCTGCGGCGATAGCAGAAATCGTTGGCTGCGTTTCGAGCCTGCGTAGCCAACGTGTAGTCATCAGAAGGGCTTAAAATTTCTACACCCAAATATGTGACCAGCTGAGCAATGCTTATCCACGTGCAATCCTGCGTATAGGTAATCGTGCCAGCCGATGCAATGCGGCCAACATCTGTGCCGGTGCAAGCAAACAGCACCTGGTTAGGGATGCTGACATTAGCGTCAAATAACAGATCACCTTCAGTGTCTATGCCGATGTACTCATACTTGGGCATGGCATAGACAACGAACGTGCCGTTAAAGGGTGCACCAACATTTGTAACAGTGATGGATTGCCCCACCTCAATTTCAGTGTCGGTCAGTGTTTGTAGCACTGCATAGTTGTCTAGCAGTTGCTTAAAAGTGACTGTGTATGTAGCCATCGGCGGTAGCCGCCTTTCAGACTAAGCCAGTGCGATTTTTTGAACCTGAGTAGCGTCAGCTACAAACAGACTTGCATACCCGTGATAGCTCATGACCTTGCCCAATGTTGATGGTTCGTCACGTGTGAGCAATCCGCGAATGCTTTCATAAAACTCAATAGCAGCGCCACGAGCTACAACCATAGTGCCAGCAGCAAAGTTGCGGTCAGCGACAAGGTTCAAGCCGAATGGGTTGAAAGTGTTAGCCACAGTGATATCGGCTGAGCCCATACCGTTTACGCCCATCAGTCCAGCTGCACCGACGTATGGGAACACTGGTCGCTTATCAACATCAAGCTGTGCACCCAAAGCCTGCCATACGTTTGGTGAAACAAAGATGTGGTCAGGCAAGAAGTTGCTGGCCAACAGAATGTTGTATGCGCTTGTGTAGATAGCCGAGATGAGGCTTGACGGATCGTTAGCAGTAACTGTCCATGTAGCGCCTGATGCAGCTGCACCAGCAACAAGACCGTCAGCAGCAAGATTGTCGGAAGCCTGCATGTACTGGCCCATCAAATCGTTAATGATGATGTCCATTGAGCCGGGTGACGTAAAGTCCACATCCTGAATTGAGAGCTGAACTTGCCCAGCTAGGGTAGTTTTGCCGACCACATTTGAGGCAATCACAGGAGTGGTTGCTGACACTGCTGAAAGCTCTGTGCTCTGAGTTGCAACGCTGGTGTGAGTTGTCCATGTTGGGCGGATAAAAGTCTTTTGAGTTCCACCGTCTGGATAGGCGCGAGCACCAATAGCTGCAACTACTGGGCGAATCTGTTGGTTAAGATTCGCGAACACAGGTCCGAGCACTGGAACTGGCAAGAGTCCTGGCGTATCGGTTGTAAGAACGTCACCAGCTGCAAATTGAAAAGCTGATTGCTTGGAAGCAACATAGTCGCGTGCTGCTGCAGCGACGTTGTCAAACGTGGTGCCGCCGATATGCATAGCAGCGAGATATTCGCCAGGTGTTGGGAGATCAAACTTGCGTTTCGGCTGAGCAAAAACTGTTGATGCTTCGATTACTTCTGGAACTGGGGTTTCTGACACTTCGGTCTCCTGTGGCTCTGTGGGTTCAGGCTCATCGGGTGCCGTTTCTGTATTATTGCTCATTTCCTCATCTGATGTGGGGATACTTGCAAGAACTTTTTCTATGGTAGCACCAGCGAATGCTGGCTGTGGCACCAAACTGAGCTCTAACCAGTCAGCTGCTTCCACGATCATGGTGCCTTCATCGTTAAAAGTAAATTTGGTGGGGTTCACGCCAACGCTTACCGAGTCGAGCACGCCATCGGCTGCCAAAACAAGAGCCTCATCACCTAACGCTGTGGTGCTTACTTTGGCGGTGAAGTACATTGCGGTCTCGTCATCGGTTCTCTCGCTTACGAGGCCAATGGCCTGAGATGCGTCATGGCTCATGTAGAGCTTGGGGTTTTTGCCGTCTGTTGGCAAAGAGCCAGGCAGAAAGGAAACTACTTGTCCACCTGAGACTGTGGCTTCAGTGTTGTAAGGCAAAGCGATGCCGGTGATGGTGCGCTTAGGTGTCCCATCTTGGGCTGCATCTATTGAGAATGTTGAGCTGGTAAAACGGATCATGCTAGGGACTCCTGGGTATTTTCTTGTATTTCGGTGTCGGGCATTTTGTCTGCTACATAGTTTTCCTCTAGGTAACTCTTTGTATCAAACTTTACATAGGTGCCACGTGGGAGCACGTTATTCATTGACAATGTGCTAGCAATGCAATCGGCGTATGGCTTTACACCAAAAATGTATAGATCGGCGCGTGACTGCTCACTGCTTGTGTAGGCATAGGCACCAGTGGCAACGCCTACAAGGTAGGGGGGAACACCACATAGGCGTGCCAGGTCTAGTGCTGAATACTGGGCAGACTCAATCATGAGCATCTTGTCAGGTGTGGCAGTGCTCGCCTCGTAAGTTAAAAACTCGTTAAGGACAGCAGTTTGGCTAGTCAGTCGAGCCTCTTGGAAAGCAGCGCCAATTTCTGACAACTCTTGTGCGCTTAAAGGCTCGCCACCAGTTTGCTTCAAAACGCCAGACGGCAACGATGACTGAGCATTTTTGTATCGGCTTTGTTCAACCTTTAACGCTGTGGCAATGGTCTGCTCAGAGCTGTAAATGATGCCTTGAATCGGACTAAGAAACTGAATGACGTTTCGGTAGTCAAGTTCGTTGCCGGCAAAACTAATGGCCTTGGAAGGCTGATAGAAAACTGGGGCTTCCTCGTCTGCTGTTTGGATAGAGCCCATCGGTAAAAGTTGAAACTTCGAAGGAAAGCCATCTTGGGTGCGCTCGGTGATGTACCACATAGCGCGTCCGTAGAACAAGAGCGACTCGAGGGTGTACGCCATGATGTGGTTGTAAGTGACGGCGGGGTCTGGTTGGCGTAGCCACGAACGTGGCGCTAGGGGGATTTGTTCCATTTCGCCAGTGACATCGTTAAACATCTCGCCGTACATTTTTAACGGCATGCAAGCAATAACAGAAGCCAACAGGTCACGCGATCTAGACACAGTTGCCAACGTCATGGCACGATCACGCGCAAATCCAGACTGGTAGTTATAAAGGTTTTTTAATGGGTTTGTGCTGTTACCTGTAGGGGCGTATCCCACTGCAGCCTGCACCGATGGTGTAGAGATTGCTGCTTTAGTGACTGGCTTATTAAAAATACCCATAGGGGAAGTATGCCACTTTCTGCTGGTGTGGTGTGGTACTGCTCAAATCATCCCGACAACGACAAGAGCAGTACCGCCGTAATCTTAGCGATTTACCACAACCATCATTGGCTTTGCAGCCTGTTTTGGTTTAGACACTTGCGAGACTGACCAGATCATGCACCGGCAAAGTTCAATTGGCCCAGGTGAACGCTGACTGCTGATAACAGCCCCTGACGGTGTTTTTACTAGGACTGCTCTTGAGACATGATCTGCTAGGAGGCTTTCGCCGTGGTGCTTGACTTTGCCTTCGTGAATCATTGAACGGACGAGACTTGTGAAGCGAGTCAGTTCTGCATAGCCAGTGATGGTGGTGCGCCTGCGTAAATTGACCGGTACGTGGATTTCTAAAGTAGGCGTAATTAACAGCTGCACTTCTGTGTTTTCCATGACCCTGGCGATGGCTGTCCACATGTCAGCTTCGGTCTCAACCACAAACTCAGTCTGGACTATGACTGTGCCCTCGACTTCTACGGCTCTTACGCCACAGTAGCGAGCGTCATCAACTGACGAATCCACACTAAGGATGCCACCTTTTGGCATGGCAATATCTGTTTGATTTTTCTCCCAAATTCCCAAATCCAGCCATGCCCCTCTAGCCGTAATCCACTGGTTTAGGTGCGCACGTAGAAACGAGTCTTTTTTCGACACGGCCCTGAGCGCGTCAATCGTTATTGTGGTGCCCAAACTGGGGTTGGCCCAACAGAAGTTTTTTTCATCAAGTGGCGACAAGTGTGATGGCATTGACCACTCGGCAAAATAGAACAGGCTCGGCACATTCTTGTCAATGTCGGCTATGGCTTGCTGGCGTAACTTAATCATCGTTTCGCTGTGCTGGTCGCCAGCTGTAGACCACATAGAAAGCAAAGGCGACTTGCGCGCAATCTGGCTGGGGCGCAGGGCTGAATCGACAACTTCTGAGTCAATATCGAAAAGTTCGTCACAAACGATTAGGTCATGTGACCCACCATGAAGGCTTTTAGTAGCAGCGCGAATCTCCCACCTAGAGCCGTCTGGCATTTCAACAGATTTACGGCCAATGGCTGCAAGTTTCTTACCACCAAAAGTTTCGCAAAGAATGTTGGCCAACAACGGAAAGATGGCCTCAGCACGATCAAGTTTGTTAGCGACACTCATCACAGACTGAGGCCCGCCACGAATAACAGCACCCTCAGTCATCCACCACCCAATCAAAGCCTGCAAAGCAACAGACTTACCATTCTGTCGAGCCGTACTCACCAAAGACTCACGGAACTGCAAAACACCAGCTTCATCATGAGCCAACTGCCCAGACAACGCATGAATCTGCCACGGCATCAAAGTCATACCCATATGACGTTCACACCAGCTAGCCACAAGAGGCCCATAACTCTCGGCCCCAACACCCACGCTTTCCAATCGGGGCTGTTCCCTGCCGGTACGCCAATCATGATCTGACATCTCGCCAGTTCCCGCCAGTTCAGGCTGGTTCTCCAAAAAGACGGCGGAAAT